TTTAGCATCTAACTGAATGAGATCATTTACCTTGTTCTGTAAAAATTCAATCTTAGTATCTGGTGATGTTGGTCTACCATCCATAATTTCAATTACCATACTTAGTACATCAGCATCATTCTCAACCTTACCAAATTCCTTATAGCATAGCATCTTAGTACTCATGTTAGCTTTTATGTCTTTGTTAGTATCAGTTTCAGAGATAATAACAAATTCATATGTAGCTTTAGGATAGTCCTGTAGAGCTGCTATTGACGGCGCTATTCTATCTTTATTTGCTAAAAGAATTTTATACTTGATATAGTCAATAGGATTGCTTAGGTCTAAATAGTTATCGTGTTTATAAAGTATTACTTTTGATATTCCTTGATCATTAGTAGTATCCCAAAAGTTATTATCCTTATTATAGATACTTAAAGCATTAGGTTCTAGCCCTAAAGCATATTCAAGATAGTTTTTCTCATCTTTAGTCAAAACATCAACAAGCACTCCTGAACGCTGAAGGGGTACAGTGAATACTCTTCTAGCATTTTCTGACATACCACCATAAAGTACATGCTTTGGGTCAGTAATATTCCCTTTTTGCTTATTTATGTGCTTAACTACTATCCTTTCCTTTCTTAAGCAGTTTATGAGACCTTCTTCTCGGTTGCCTACTTTAATAACTTTATTCTCATTAAAATTATTTGTGATTGTCTTAGGAACTTCTACAAGTTCAATTTCCTCATTATCAATAATATCTTCCATCTTAGCTTTCTTAGCCATAATCTTCTCCTTATTAATGATTAAAATTAAGGGAGGAGGAGTACTCCTCCCTTAGTTGATATATATTAGCCTGCAAGTACAGCAGGGATCAAGGACATAGTTCTAGTAGGATCTAGTACACAAACACCCAATCTTGCCAGTTTATGAATAACTGCTGCATCCTCATCAAACGATGCATATGGATTGTTAGTTTGTCCTGTAAAAGGATTTCTGAAAGGACCCCATTGGTAACCTCTGTATTCAGGCTGCCCCTTAATAGCACACTTGAATATATTAGGTTGATCCATAGTACCAATATCCATGATGTCATATCTATAAGAGAAAGCAGGGCCTCCAAGAGGATGCTGAATCTTATTTCTCACAGGGTCATCATAGAAAGGACTAACTTCAATCTTAACACGAACACCATTAGGTGCCATATACTCTACAAATTGGAAACCTGCAGCAAGTGCATTAGTATGTAGAGGTGAAGTAGTCTTCTGCACTACACCTAGCTGATCACCATTAACAGTAAACTGAGTCCAGCCACTGATTTCACGAAGTACAGCCTTATGGAACTGAATTGCACCTCTTTCACCAGTATATATCACAAAGTATCTGTCTTTGCCCATACCTAACTTAGCTGCACTAAGTTCATACAAAGCATCTTCAATCAGCTTGATACTAAAGTTATTGTAGTACATTGTATTAGCAACTTCCATCTGTGCAAATAGACCATCGCCAGTCTTAATTACATTGCCAGAGAAGCCGATATTCATGTACTCACCATTTGAGTTTCTGTTAGAACGGCCAAATGCAAGTGCATTATTCTTATAATCAGAGAACTGACACTCTACCTCATAGTCAACCCAGTGCATCCACATATTCATAGTAGTAACTTTACCATTATCTACTACAGGTACACCTACAGCTAACTTACGATTAAGCTTATTACCAGGTACCTTATGCTGAATACGAACAGTAGAAAACTCATTTCTCATACTTACAGGAGCAGAGAATCTCACATCACCCATCTTTCTTGACATTTCATTCTCAGCAAATGCAGCCTCAATAGAGAATCTTTCTCCAGCAAGTAGCCGTTCAGCAGGTACACCTTCGCTGTTTCCACCAGCTAACTCTACCTTATAGTAAGCATTAGTACCATGCATTTGAGCATTTTCAAGAATTCTAAATTGATAAACTTCATTTAGTTCTCCAACAATATACTCACCCAGTGCAAACCAATCCTCTGCAAATACAAGATAGAAAGGAGCAGTACCTGCACCTACCATACCACTTTCTGCTGTGACTTCTTCGCCATTCTCATTTATTGCTTTCAAAAGAGGAATATTACGTCTCGATGAACCAATAACATCCCAAGTGTATTCATCATCAGACTCAAATTCCTTTGTTGGGAATTTACTTAAAAAAGTATCAAGAGTCTTACCTCTCTGATAAGCAAGTAATTGCACCATAAGGTTAGTAGCCTTCTGTGGTGCACTGCCAAAAATCATACCAAGATGATTATCTTTTGTTAGACCCTTCCACGAGGTAAACTCTCGTGTTTGGAATTTTCCTAGCAAATTTGCCATAATTTATAAATACTTATTAATTAATACTCTTATTATTAAAGGGCTAATCTAATTCCTTTACCTAAATAAGATTCATTATCATCTGCTCCTGAAGTAAATCTTAAATTACCTGAGGAATCTCTTGATGAATTGTTAATCCTATTCTCTAAGTCTTTAAATCCCCTTTTTACTTCTTTTTTTACTTTATTCTTTACTAGACCGTCAAGAGTCTTAAAGCCATCTGTAAGAGTAAATATTAAACCAAGTTTTGCTAGAAATTCTTCTCTATTGTCTAATTCGTATTTCTGAATAGCAGTATATACTTCACCTGTCTTATTATCTTTATACACAGGTTTTGAGATACTATCAAAAGCCTTCTGCCGTGTAGCTTGGTCAATATCAAGATCACCAAAGAATTTATTCTTCTTATCTAACATAGTGTTCTTTAAAGATTCTGCTCTCTTTCTTTGGTCTTCTTGCTCTTCTTCTTTTGCTTTCTTTGCTTCTTGTAACAAGCTTTTATAGCTGTCTTGATAGAAACTCTTACAACCATTAAGAGCTTCTAGAGCATCCTCTATGTCAGTGCCATTAGTAATAGCTCTATTAACCTCTTTTTCTGCTCTGTTTTTATCAAAACCCCTATTAATATAATCTTGATAAAGAAGCCTTTTTCTAAGTTCTTCTCCTTGCTCAGTCTCTGCTTTAAGATCTTCTTCACTTAAACTATTAAGGTAATTAATTACTCCTTCATACTGTCGAATAGCATTAGGTTCTACATCATTATCAAGAGCTTCTTTAACTCGCTGTTGCTGCTCATTCAACTCCGACTTAATGTAATCATCTATTGCCTTCCTAAAATCTTCAGGAGTATGAATATCTTTAATAGTTTTTTCATCAAGGTTCGGAAGAATACCCTCCTCTGCAAAGGCCTCGGCAATGGAAGAGAAGAAGTCATTGTTAGGAGAAGTACCTGTACCTTCTTTAGGTAGGGTATCTTCCTTTTCCTCGTTATTCTTTTCCTCACTACCTACGCTCTCTGGCTCTCCTTCAAACAAAGTATCAGGGTCTGCCTCAGTAGTATCTTCTTTTTCTTTTTTAGTTTCTTCTTGTGAAGTGTCTTCTTCTGTAGTAGTATCATCACTACTATTATCTTCACCAAAGAGGTTTATATCCTCCTCATCTAAAATATTATCCAAATTCAATCCTTCTATTGCCATAATTTCTCTCCTATAAAATATCATACAAAAGTACTACTTTTGATACATATTTACAACAAAATAATTAGGGCAGTAATACTAATATAAATAGTTTATTTATGTCTAGAAGGAAGTCTGGAGCTAACTACATTTGCTATGACGTTTCTAATGAAATCATAATTATTCTCAGACTCTGCTCTAGAGTTAATATAGTTGATATAACTAATTATCTCTTTTAGCATTCTATTATTCTGTCTTAAAAGGTGCCTTTCTTCAGGAGACATAATATTACTTTTAAATAAGCCATAGTAAAGACCCCACAAGACTACCTAATACTGCTCCTGTAGAGTCTGCAGTAAAATCTCTCCAATCCCACTTGTTATAAGGATTTACTTTATCTCCGTATTCTTTACCTATTCCTGCAAATATTGCACATAGAATAGATGATGTTATAGCTATAAGTAGAGATGAGTGCATGACATATAATAATGCCATTACACTCATCGCTATTATAGTACAAACTAGAATATGTTTTAGCTTGTCTCTAGGTATTAACATCAGCCTATACCTATTAACAAACCACCTAGAGTACCTCCAACTACACCACTAATGAGCATAGCTAGAAGTCTTTTACCATTAAACTTACCTTCATCTTCCTGCATCATACCACCAAAGCAGTATGCAAGGGAAGTAATAAGACCATAGGTAATACCTGCTGTAATAGCACCTGCTGTAACACCACCTTCATTACCTACTAAAAATGTAAGTGCAGCTGCAAAAAAGCAGACTATAGCACTAATAAAAATGTTAAAGAAATAGTTCTTCATAATTAAATTATTAATTTATTTTTAATCTATTGGAGCTAAATATATAGGATCAAATTCATTAGAAGTATTGTCATAGAGGGTAATTGCAATTGTCCTACCATCTAGAAATACTTGTACTAATGTACTATAGCCATTAACTTCAGGATGTTCTTCTGTTGTAGTATGGAATATACAAGGCTTACCTTGTATATAAGATTTAAGTATTAGATCTGCTTCTGGCTTACTTATCATATTATAACCACCAGACAGTTTTCTAGTGACATGTATAATAGGACATGCACTTTCTAGTTCTTCTTCTTTAAACACTACTCTATTATTATGTACATTCTTTATTACTGCCATATTAAATTATTTTTTAGTTTGTTGTATTAGTTCCTGTAGTTGTAATTGTATTTCATTGCTTCATGTTTTTACTCCACTAATTCCGACAGGGGCTTGATGCGGTCAGCTATTGCGCTCCATCTGTTAGCCGACTTATAGGCATCAAGCAACGCATCGGGCACGTAGAACGTGGCATTGTCTGCGCCAATGTTGTTGTGATTATAAAGCACAACACTTTCTGTTCGTTCTAGTATCACAGTCGTAAGGTTGGTGCATCCAGTGAACGTCCATGCGTTAATGGCAGTTATACTGGCAGGAAGTGTAATACTTGTAAGCGATGTGCAGTTATAGAACATTCGCTCAGATGTCCTGTCGAATCCACTGCCTATCACCACCTCTTGCAAATTGGTGCAACCATTAAACATATTTAACGCTGAGTATATTCCATAGCCGGACCGCATAATCACCGAATCAGGTATAACACACTTGACAAGCCAGGTACAACCTTCAAATAGCTTCATTCTTATTCTTGTCACACCCTCTGGTATCACCACCTCGGTAACATCCGAATCACCAATCAGCGCACGATATGCGCTCTCCCAGTCAATGCCAGCACCCCTCGATGCCGCCATTATATTTCTCCTTAATCCACTCATATTCGTTCAATTTGTTTAATTTGTTGATAAAATCACGTTGTCGGACTCACCATCAAGTAACCAGCAATGCTGTCCTGTATGCTCACTTGTACCTTTGCCCCTGCCTTGCGGTCGCTCTCAAAGTCAAAGCCATCTGCCCATGCTACACCATTTGGCAACTTCAGCACGCAGTTGTCAGTCGCACAGGTAAACGAGAAAACAAACTCGTCAGCCGCATCATAAGTTGGCAGCGTGGGTGCAGGAGCATCAGTAGTGCCAAGCAGATTGTAGGTGTTTACACCCAATGTAGGATTAGCATATACGTTGTTGGGATTTATACCACCTTTATCTTCTGTGTCCAAATCAATACCAACTGAGGCTAGTGCTTTAAAAGCAGTATCGCTAATCGTCACACCACTGATAGTGCGATTGCTTATATTGCTCACGATATTGTCATACACCGCCACAAGCAGTGCATCATTGCGCCAATCACTATAGTAAGTATCAAGACCTGCGGCAAGTTCGGCAGCAGTAAAAATACTACCACCTGTATATATCTCAATGTCACACTTCGTTACCGCAACCCTCTTGTCAGCCTTACCACTCACATCGGGAATCAACCCATCTACCTCGCTCTTTAGATAGAAGTTGTCACGAAGCATCTTAGGTGAGATAGTTCTTGTTTGCACCACTGTGCCAGCGTTAATTTCTGCTTGAGTCATAGTATAGAGATTCTGAATAGAATCTTGTTCCATCAACCAAGCGTTTTTTGCACTGTCAAAGTATAGCTGATAATATACACCATTTTGGATTTTCCCCGATATTCCAGTATTGGCGCAATTACTCCAAGTGTTTGAAGTTGAAACGTACTTGATGTTCTTTGCCCCTGTAGTAGAGCCATCTGACAATGTTAAGTTAAGCGTGAATGCCGCTGCACCAGTGTATAAGAACTTGCTATGCAGCACAATCCTTTGCCCATCTATCAACTCACTGAAAGGAGCAACACCAGTAATAGCAGCAACAGCACTACTGCGTGTATCCTCTATTATCGGATTGTAACTCGCAAGCTCACTCTTGGTCACCATTGAACTTACAACTGTGCTAATGTAACTTTTTACCTTAGCCCATATTCTAGATAATTCTCTTGTCTTCATACTTTATCATATACAAATAGCATCAATTTCTGCTTGGGTTAATTCATGTTCACTAGTATCCTCGAGAAGTAGATCTCTTAAAGTATCAATTTCAACCTGAGTAATACCTGCTTCATACATAAGATTTATCCATTTCTCTGAAAGGGTTTCTCCAGTGTAACTCTTAACAACAGGTA